ACAGTTTGGGTGCTAAAAGCATCACAAAACAAGGTACAACCGCTTTGCTTGCGGGTGATATTATAAGTGGGCAAATGTGTTTAATTGAATACGATGGAACCCAGTTTCAATTGCTAAACCCTTCAGCATCAAATGTTTCAAGTATTTCATTTGGTAGCACAGGGTTAACGCCAGCAACCGCAACAAAAGGTGCCGTTACTGTTGCGGGGACTTTGGCGGTCGCTAATGGTGGAACAGGGATTACAAGTGCAGGCCCTGCTGGATATGTGCTGACTTCTACGGGGTCTGCTTGGGCGAGTACTGCGGCGGCAACGGGAATACCGAGCCAAACAGGAAACGCAGGCAAATACTTAACTACAGACGGTACAAACCCAAGTTGGGTAAATACAGGCGCGGCGGCTGGTGGCAGTATTTATGTTAATAACAATGTAATATCTATTAACTACACCATTGCGTCCGGTCAAAACGGTTTTTCTGTTGGCCCTATGACAATTTCTAGCGGTTTTGCTGTCACGGTTTCTTCTGGTCAGCGTTGGGTTGTTATTTAAGGAAATAAAATGAGTACTATTGCAGCGGGAATCACTTCAGGCACAGCGCTAGTCAGTACGGGCAATACTGATGGCACATTGCAGCTACAAGTTAATGGCACGACTGCGGCACTTACGCTAAATACTTCTGGTGCTGTGGGTGTTGGCTCCACGCCAGGATACGGCACAAGCGGGCAAGTGCTTATCTCTGGTGGTACGGCAGCGGCTCCTAGTTGGAGTTTAGCGCCCCCAGTAAATACGATTGTTGTTTTAACTAGCGGTACATCTTGGACTGCACCTTCTGGTGTTACCAAAATTAAAGTAACTGCAACCGGTGGTGGTGGTGGAGGTGGTTATTGTAGTGCAGTAGCCGCTAGAGCAAACGCAGGCGGCGGCGCAGGTGCTACTGCAATTAACGTTTTTACTGTAGTAGCTGGAAATAGTTATACATACGCAATTGGGGCCGCTGGTGCTGGGGGAGTAGGTAGTACAGGTACTGACGCCACTGCTGGTGGCAGCACCACTTTTACTGTTGGCGCTACTACTGTTACCGCTGCTGGTGGCTCAGCTAGAACGGGTGCGGGTACTGCCAACGGCATTGCGGGAGTTAGTGGAGGCGCTGCTACAAATGGAGATGTAAATATAACAGGTGGCGCTGGCGGCACTGGATATGGTGTAGCCCCGTTTGGTGGGCAAGGCGGTTCTTCTTATTGGGGTGGCCCAGGTGTTGGCGCTATTAATGGAGATGGAAATGCAGGTTTAGCTTATGGAACAGGTGGTGGCGGGTCAAGTACGTCAGCAGCTACCGCAAGAAATGGCGGCGCAGGTGCTGCTGGCGTCATTATTATTGAATATTAAGGAATAGTTATGCCAAATTATGCTGTTATTGAAAATGAGAAAGTAGTAAACCTTTGCATTGCAGAACCATCCGACATTAAACCTGCTAACTGGGTGTTATGCGAATTTGGTGGCATTGGTTGGTTTTATGATGGAACAACTTTTTCGCCGCCTCCAGAGCCAGAGCCTATTCCCGAACCAACTGCGCCTACCAAAGAAGAATTGATGGCTGAATTGGCTGCACTTACAGCAAAAATCCAAGCATTAGAGTAATTTGTGATTGCAAAATGGAAAATTCTTGAGATTTCCGTTGAGGGCGAGGCTATAACGCACGCCAAATATCACGTTTTGGCGACAGATGAGACAAATGTGGTTGAAACTGAGGGAAATTGGGAGTTTGACAAGTTCAACGTGCAAACGCCTTACGCCGAAGTTACAGAGCGACAAGTGATTCAATGGATCAAAGACGGAGCAACGCAATACGGGCAAAATGTAATAGAATCACGACTAGAGGAACAATTGGCGCTTCTAAGCAAGACGAAATCTGTTGTGCCTCCGTGGAAACCGCCCGTGTTTACCTGGAGTAGCAATGGCACAGCCAATTGACATAGTTTCAAGAGCATTAAAGGATATCGGCGCATTAGAAGCCGGTGAAACGCCTACGCCTGATGCGGCGCAAGATGCGTTTGATATGCTCAACGATATGTTAGATCAATGGTCTAACGAAGATATGATGGTCTACAACTTTACGGAAATCATTTTTCCCGTGGTTAGTGGACAAATCCAATACACCATTGGCCCAGGCGGTACAGTTGGATCAAATTTCACCGGCTCAATCACCGGCAACATTCTGACTGTCACAGGTATTAATTCTGGCGCAATTACGCTAAACCAAACCCTAACCGGCACAGGAATTACCGCAGGCACGACCATTGTGTCGTTTATCGGTGGTGCTGGTGGTGATGTGCTAGAAACAGGCACTTATCAGGTCAATATCTCGCAGACGGTCGCCAGCACCACAATCTCGGGTTACTACCAAAAGCCTTTGCGCGTCAATTCGTCTTTTGTGCGAATTAACACAACGTCCAATGGTCAGCCCATCCTTGGCGGTGGCCTTGATTACCCCGTGGCGGTGTTGACCCTTGACGATTACTCAATGATTGGCCTAAAAACACTCAATGGCCCATGGCCCAAGGCGTTGTATTACAACCCTGGCGATTCATTGGGGAATCTGAGCGTTTGGCCAAACCCATCTCAAGGCGAGATGCACATCTTCACGGACACCATTTTTGCCCGATTCACCACGATGTACGACATCATGCGAATCCCGCAGGGTTACGTCAACGCTCTGCGCTGGTGTCTTGCTGAACGCCTTATGCCCATGTACGGCAAGGCAAGCCCTACCCAAATCGGCATGATTTCCAAGTTTGCAGGCGAAGCCAAAGCGACTATTAAGCGCACCAATATGCGTCCGCAGATGATTTCGCGTTATCAGGATGCTCTGTTGACTGGACGTTCCAAAGATGCTGGCTGGATTTTGACCGGCGGCTTCTTGCGTTAAAGGACTGCCATGCCCGAATTCGGATTTGTCGGCCCAAGTTACGAAGCGCCCTCGATTTATCAAGAATCGCAAGAGTGCATTAACTTTTTCCCCGAAATTGACCCACTCAAAGAGGGTGGCGTTCGGGGTGTTGTGGCTTTGTATCCGACCCCTGGCCTAACCCTTGAGGCAGTGCTAAACAACGCTGAAGTGCGCGGCTTGCGTACTTTGTCGGGCGGCAGTCAGATGATTGCAGTCTGCGGCGCTTACGTTTACGTTTTTACATCTAACCTGTCCGCAACCGTGGTCGGCATTCTTAATTCTTCCTCGGGTCGTGTTGGCCTTTCTGACAACGGAATTAACGCCTACATCGTAGATGGAGCTTACCGTTACACATGGCGCATTTCCAGCCCAGCAAACGCTGTTTTTACGGGCTCTATCAGCGGGACAACCCTAACGGTCACATCGGTCAGTAGCGGCACGATTACGGCCCACCAATCCTTGACAGGTATCGGCATCACTTCAGAGACGGTAATTACCGCTTTAGGTTCGGGCTCGGGCGGCACAGGCACTTATACGGTCAACCTTTCCCAAACCGTGGCGGCAGAAAGTATGTCTTCGGCTGCGGTCGGCGCTCGATTTACCGCGACCATTGCAGGAACAACCCTTACGGTGTCCGCAGTCGCAAGTGGGACAATTTACCTTGGTCAAACCTTACAAGGTGCTGGCATCACGGCAGGCACAATCATCAAGGCATTGGGCACAGGAACTGGTGGGATAGGTACTTACACAATCAGCACTGCCCACACCATCGTTACCGGCATCACAATGTATGCGCTGAACTTCAGCGTATTGCCAAGTTCGGATGGTGCGTTTAGTGGCGGCACATCGGTGGACATTGTGGATAATTACTTTGTCTACAACAACCCAGGCACTCAGCAATGGGGTTCGTCTGACCTATTAAGCCCGATTTCGTCATCTACGTCCTACGCGCTCAAAGACGGTGCGCCTGACAAGCTGGTTGCCCTTATCGTTGACCATCGCGAAGTTTATTTGATGGGTGAGGCATCGTCTGAGGTTTGGACGGACGTTGGCGCGGTTCCTTTTCCTTTTCAGCGTATTCCTGGAACGTCTACCCAGCACGGTATCGCTGCTCAATTCTCGGTTGCCCGCCTCGGCAATTCCTTTGCCTACGTTTCCCGAAACAATCGGGGCCAAGCGCAGATCATGCAAATGGAAGGGTATATTCCCAAAAGGATTTCTACCCATGCAGTCGAGAATACCTTAACGAATCAATACATTG